GGCGCAACGAACTTCAAGGGAATTTTCACTCCTGAATCGTCATTCTCGTGCAATGGTACCGGGTTCCACAAGACAGTTTTAACAAACTGTCTTATGGTTCTCGGCAATGGGATGCCATGTCTGGCACTCCAAACCATTAAACGATTAATTGCTACATACCTAGAGTTTGCAGTGGTGAGATCCTTTAAATAGACACCCCTAACAGGGTATCCTTCAAGGAAATCAGCTCCGCAAGACTCACGAAACAGACCTTCAGAGAAGGTCTTATCAGCATTGACATTAAAACCAAGAAGGTTAAGGAGTCTGACGATCTGATGGAAGCACTGCTTCTTACAGATAATGTCATCTCCGAAAACTCCGAAGTTCGCGTGTCTCTTACCTATACCACTTTTGCCTTTTTTACGGGCTGAGTAGGATAAGTAAGTCTGCTTAAACTTAAGGTGAATACCGTTAAGTTTATAGACTGCTGATACGACGGCACTAAATATAAGTGTCTCAAGAGGAAACGTAAACCCGTTCCCCATTGAAGACACCATATTTAGCTCTAGCTCCTCCCCATCAGGGAGGATCGTCTTAGGTGAACGAAGTAGCTTCAGCCAACTCAAAACATGAGTGGGTAGAAACTCTTCGAGCATCTTAAGACTTATCGAATCGGACGCCGAACTGAGATCTATAGTACATAGATCCCCGTCAAGCGAACCGAGTCGTGCTAGCTCACGATTATCGTCAGGTTGAGTAGAAAGGTCGATACGATATCTATCCTTAAGGATAGTTTCGAGTTCGACCCCAAGTCCTAGCTGAACATACATGTTCAGAGAGGGCTCTACACAAATGACGCGTGAGATGTCGTTCCGTTTCGGGACGAAAGCAAGTTTGGAACCTTTAACTACACTACCATCACCGTGCGTGTCTGTTCGGAATTTCTCCGCAGCAGACCAGCGAAGGTCAGGTTTAATGTAGTTCCGGTAAGACCGGAGTAACCAAGATCCAGTAAACGTTAGTTCAGAATCATACAGTTTTCGATAGAAATCTGTGTGTTTCGTCCCTAACGAACTTCCTGGCCCGCATCGTCCTTTTTCAAAGAGCGATTCGGGGGTTATGATGAGAGGATAAAGTGCCTCATAAATTTCCTGACGGAAATGTCCTATGAGGTATTCATCCAACATCGTCTCCATCTTTAACGACCAATTTCCACATTTCTCATTTGAATCGAGAAACGTGGAGAGTGCTACCTGATCAGCATCAGATTCAACCTGGGTAATACACTTTTTTAAGAGTGTTCCCAAGAGAGTCTTGGCTGCAAAGGTAGACCCCTTATCTTCAGGGGCAAGCGGTTCGGTAATGCTATCACCGAAGCGCGACACAAGGTCGGTTACGAGGTTCTCATAAAGAGCGGTTTCAATAGCCATATACATACTCCTTAAGTGTCAATCTTTATGTCATACTACTTTTTCACAAAAGTTAAGACATATAGATTCCGCATCTCAAAGCCGTTTACAGAAATGTAAGCAGCGGTTGAGACCATGGAGGCAAAGTAGAACAAAAGTGCGATAAAGAACTTCGCTGTTAACGAACGTTCTTTCCACATAATTGCTGCTACTTTAGATAGAACCGTTTTCAACGGTTCCGCCCAGGTCGGTACTAATATCGGATAACAACCCGATATGAGCACTTAAACCTGCCTCCAAGTTGACCAGGTCAGCCGTATCAGATCCTGCAGGCACGACAATTCGTGTCTCCATGATGCAGTTACGGGGATTCTGACCTGACAGCGGAACGACCCCTTTACGTGTACGAACAACATACACGTTGTTAGGGACGTTTGACACCACTCCGGTGACCGGATTCACTCCGCCAAGCTGGCGGAAGTTAGACGGTCTCTCAACGGTAAGCGTAAAAGGTTTTGATACACTATGTGTATCAACACCGGTCTGCGTACCACCGAGACTGGAAACAATCCACTGTTTAGAATGTGAATTGGGACCATAGTCGGAGACAAGTGTGTATGTCGGACTAGTTAAGTCCGGCTGTGTTGCACCCGGTAACGGGCTTGTAGGAGAGATTGCCATTATTGGTATCCTCGAGTTTAAAGGTTAGAGATTGCACGACGTACATCAGTACTAGCTCCGATCAATGCCGCAATATTGAGGTATTGACCGACGCTGCTTGGCAATGAGAACGCCAAGCCCGGAATTGAGACCGAAACATTCGGATCTCGTTCCGTCCATACTTTTGTATACGTGCGTTCTTGAGGGCTGAAGTGAGTAGTGACGATATCACAGTTAGGATACACGGCTTGAGGATATGGTTCAGCAATGCTGTTCATATACTTAAGTTTTTGGCCACGTTTAGTGACCTGTGTAGCCCAGTCTATGTTTATTGCCAGATTACTCATTCCAGCGACTATTCCATTAAGATTAGTGAAATAGTCAATCAAGAAGCTGTACGGGATCAGCTCATAAATGGTCGGAGCCCAATCAGAAGGGTGTAAACCCAACTTTTTGAGGCGAAGACCATCTGTTCCCGCCAAACTGACCGAACCGACGAGTAGAACACTGTGGTACTTCTTTTTATGGAGAAGGTACTTAATCCTTGCTCCCGAAGCACCGATGGAAACCCAGGATGGGTTCCCATCATTCCACTCGTCGGTATAAATGGCCCGGATCTTCTTTTTGATGGTTTTCGATTCATCGTTTAGATAATCGATACCGTTCTCAATATCATTGAGAAGCGGAGACCACCCGAAAGAATACTCGAGCCAAAGGTCGGAGGCAGTACGAACGATATCAGCAACACGCTGAGATCGACGACCGCGAGTACGCCTGATGTATCGAGAGATACGATCAAGATACTCGTTGTTGCCATCAAAGATGGTCGAACTCCTCCTCTTGATTAGCCTTACTGTCTCATTCATCTCACCGGCAATTACGCCTGTAGACAAAATTCTGAAAGCATCATTTGCTTTCAGGTGAAACAGCGAAGCAGCCTCATCGTAGGCACTACTACTACTTATGGATCTAATTGAGGAATCTGACAGAAAAGCAGGAACAGGATAACCTGTCCCTATCTGCCATACCTTACCACTACTGGACGTTTGATTACGGTATTCCACCTTTATATAGGCAGGACTATCAGTACCAGAAACGGTCGTTAGCATCCCCTCCATTGGAGTTGATGCGTTCTGACCTTTTCTGATCTGGTCCCGCCATTTGGGGTTTTTCTCCCCAAGAAAGGTGTTATTCTGATTGTTCTGAAGTATAGTACCTCCAGAATAACCAGTTCCGTTCAAGCGAGCATACTCATAAGAGTATCCTATCTTGTAACTAGTAATACTAGTTTTCTCAATCGTTTCAGTCATGGATCTAGATCCTCCGTAGTAAAATAATGCCAAGAACACGGCAGGATGCCGTGTATACTTGGCGGAGGTGGAGCCCTATAAGAAGTAGCGTTTGCTACTTCGG